GAGGCCATGTGAGCGCGAGTAGAGCGGCTGTACCAGACCGACAGCAGGACAGAGAGGCCGTTCTGAGACTCCACGGTGCGCTGCTCAACGAACTCGCCAGCAATCATGCCAACCGGCAGACCAGAGGCGATGGCGATAGCGTCCTGACCGCAAACGAAGCCGGCAGTATTGGCAATAGCTCCGGTCCAGTCGTTCTGCTCCAGAATGTTATTGAAGCCAAAGAACCCGTTGTTCAGAGGACCAAAACGAGCATCAGGGAAGGTGTTCGCAGCCGCCGAGAACTGGAGACGGGCCAGATGACCACCATCCAACAAAAGCAACTTCTGGCGGTAGTTCTTAGCGAGAGCCAAGATCGCCGGGAGATCGCTAGTGTCGAAATTGGCAGCAGCACCAATGGTCGTGCCAGCACCGTAATTAGCCGCAGTCATCACCGCAGTAATCTTCTTGGAAATACCAAGAGCGAACACATCAGCAGAACCAGCAGCAAGGTCAGCCAAAGCAAACCCCTGATTCAGTTCCTGCTGAGTGACAGTAAACAGCTTGGAAATCTGGTTAACCGTGACAGAAGTAGCGGCCAACTCGCTGTTGTTCGAAGTCTCAAAGTTGGTGGCATTATCAACGGTCGCGTCGGCACCGCTCTGCACAAACTTCTTAACCTGCACGGTCGCCCTCGGTCGCAAATTGTCGAGACCAACGGAGCGAGTGAAATTGCCAACCATTGCCAGCTTGGTCCCCATCTCAGTGATGACCGCATCGGCCAGATAGTCCACCACCAGACCGGCGGCAAACGTATTAGCGTTCTGAGGAGCGATCAGGCGGTTCTGGCGGAGGAGTTCGCTGTGGTTCTCAATCAGGAACGCACGACGTTCGGCACCAGCGCGGAGACCCTTGTGCTTCTCCAGCAGAGGATTGCCGAGGTTTTCGATGACGGGACGCACCGGCTCGGGAGCAGGGGCAGGGGCAGGGGCTTTCATGGCCGCCTCAATCGTCGCCAACTTGGCGAGAACGGAAGCGAGGTCGACGGACGCAGCAGGAGCCGCAGCCGCCACAGTATTAGTGTCAGACATGTTTGTGTCGGTATTAGGTTGTGTTGGTTGCAGCGTGTTGGTCACGCCATTATCGCCGTCAGCGGATTTGCTGTCGGTCGAAAGTTTTTCGGTCGAGGTATCACCCTCGGAATCCTGCGCATCGGTTTCGAGTTGCGCGTAAAGTGCTCGGAACCAATCGCGGCCAGCGGCACCTCCCCAGAGGTTAGCCGCAACATCAGCCGGGGTGTTTGGCTCCGCTTCAAGAAAACGCTCGTTGCGTCCCCACCAAGCATTTGCTTTGCGGATCTTTTGAGGGCTTGGAGCTTCACCAGCAACGAGGGCTTCGGCTTCATACACGGTCTGTTTCTCAAGACCATCGCCAGCCAATCCTTCTTCGTACTGCTGAAGACCTTTCCGAAGATTATTTTTGACCGTCTCAGGAGCGGTCTTTGTAACGGCGCGGGGATGCCATTTTGCAGCTAAAGCCAACTGCTTGACCGGAACATCAACCAGCCCGAAAGCCATAGCCTCTGCGGTCGTAAACCAAGTTTCTGCTTTCATCGCGGCACGAATGGCTTCTGGAGAACGACCGGTTTTCTTGGCGTAAACCCCAACCAAAACTTGCGCGTGCTGGTCGAGTGCATCGGCCATTTTCCGCATATCTTCAGCGGTGCCAGCAGTCATGCCGCTGGGATCGTGAATCATCATCAGTGCGGCATCGGCCATTTCAACCTTGTCGCCAGCGAGGGCAATGATTGAAGCGATGGAAGCGGCAATGCCAACGACGCGAGTGGTTACCGGGGCATTCCGTCCGCGCAGTTGGTTGTAGATGGACAAACCATCCCAGACGTTGCCGCCGGGAGAGTTGATTTCAACAAGCAACGGACCATTGCCAATCTCCTGAAGAACATCGGCAAACTGCTTCGCGGAAAGACCAGAACCTCCGAACCAATCTTCTCCAATTTGATCGAAAATTTGGACAGTCGCCTGTTCGTTCGCCGCATTTGCGGGAGCGTAGTAAAGCCAATCGGTTTTCTTTTGCAGGTTCATTCCGTCTTCTTGTTGCGTGATTTACGAGGCTTTTTGGCTACGGCTTCAATACCATTTTCAACAAGATCATTTGTACTTGCCTGATCGGAAGGCGGGGCAACTGGTGGGGAAACGTCGTTTGTTTCTGGTATAAACGGTTTAGGTTCAGTAGGTTCAGTAGCAATTCGTTCAGGACGATCCCTCTGAATAGTCGAAACCTCAGAAACATCCAGAGAATATTTTTCTGCCAACTGACGAATAAACAAAGCCTGTTGCGCTTTAGCTTCTAATGACGATCTCCAATCTAAACCACGCGCACCGTAAACTTCATCGTAGGTAATTACGCCAGCCTCAAGCTCGGCAAGTTGAGCAGCGGAATTGCGCCCAACGTCAACATTTGGAGCGCGGGGAGCCGTAATGGCAACTTCGTACCAATCGCTCGGAGCATCGTTGAGAGTCGCATCGTTTTTGATCGACCACTCCATGACGTACTCGTAAATGCGCCGAGCAGCGGAAGCCATGACTTGATGACGACTGCGGAACCAAACCGCAGACATATCCAGCGCACCACGGTAAACGGTTCCCTGCATGGATTCAGGAAACACAAGAACGTATGGAATACCGATACCGGCGCAGACTTTTTCAGTCAACTGCCGCCAGTATTCCCGCATATTTACGCCGGGACGTTCGGTGGCAAACTGCTGAAAATCATCTCCGTGCTTCAGCACTTTGATGGCACTGCCGAATATCTGCTCGTAGTAGGTCTCGGCGGTGACCTGAGAACTAGGCGACAAACCAGCGCGTAGGGTTGAAGCCTGAACCTCGCCGCCGGTTGTCTTTACAATCTGTGCAACCGATGCGCCCAACTTACAGGCTTCCATCTCCAACTTTTGGAGATCGTCGAGATCGTGCAGGTCGTTGATGACGCATGAAACGAACGGAAGCCCACGCAACTGTCCTGGTCTATTCGGCTCGAAAATATGGATAACCGAGTCAGAGGAAATTGCGCGAACATCGACTAGATTGCCCTGCGTTTTTTCTGAACCAATGAAAAACGAAATTGCCCTGCCAGTGCGGGGATCAAATCGAATCCCGTCAAAAACGGTGGCATCGTTTTGAAGATCGCCGGGAGTCGCAATGGATTGTGCCTCCAGCAACTGCAACCTAGGACGACCAGATTCACCCTTGGTCAGCAGGATGAAGGATTCACCGTCAAAGAACCAAGCCCGAGCGGCTTGACTCATCAAGGTTCCAAACGATTGACGCGAACTGATGTCGGGATACCGGCACCAGATATCAAATGCCTTTTTGGCTTTGAGGTTCCAGATCGGATCGGACGAAGCAGGTTGAACGCTGAAGTTTGCACCGACTGTGTACGACTCAAACAAATCGCCGCATCTATTCATCACGGCGTTGTTCTGTTCGAAGTAACGCGATTTGCGAACAATCTGCTGGCGCGTTGACGACGTAACATCAAACCGAACGGACGTATACGAGGTGTCGAGATAACTGCGACGAAGCGAATTACCGGCTCCCTCGTATTTAGCCGTGGGAGAACCTGCGAAGAAGTTACGAAGATTGGCGAGGATGCCCATTAGGTCATGCGGGTCGTGGCTTCACGACGCATTTGAGTGAAGTCGCCAAAGTAGCGATTGGTTGAGATCAGTACGTAGTTCAACATCCTATCGTAAATCTGTGAATCACTTGGCGATGTGATTCCGTCTCCTGCCAACAAAGTGACTGCATAGTCGTAGTCACTTAACAGCGATTCCCACATTTCCAACATATCGCCGGGACTAGCGGAGCCTTTCCCGGGTTCGGCAAACTCTACCGAAACCTCTGCACTTGAGGTTGTGCGTACGAGATTTCCGCTTTCTAGCGTACCAGCAATAGACGAAAGCTTGGCTGTGAGAGCCTCAAGCAAAGTCAACGCTCCGCGATTCGCGTATGTGACACGAAGATAGGAACGTTTGGTTGCAACCGTATAGGTATGCACGACGCGGATCGTCGTTGCATTTGCAAATCCGTCAAGCGTTTGTTTCTGGCGTGATTTGAGCCGAACGCAAATCGCCCCACAACATTGCCATAGCCAACTGCATGATTTCGCAATCGTGCAGATGGTCAGGCCAGCGATGGTTGCGCTTGTGCCAAACGTGTTTGATTCGTCCTGCTCGGTTAGCTGTTGGCTTTAGAACGTGAGAGTCCAGATGCTTCCAGTATTGATCAGGATCGACGCAATAGGCTCCCTCGGCTTGCAGTTTGATGGGCAGAGAGCAAACGGCCCAAGACCCTGCCTCGGACGATTGTCGCAAGCGTGAAAGGATATCGCGGAGGTGTTCGGAGTCGAAAACGAGCAACGGCTGTACGACATCAGTCCGCATGGACGTTGAAGTAGAAACGCCAAATGGATGAATTGAACCAGAACGGGTCGTAAACCTTGCTCCGGTTTCGCGTCCCTTCATGGGTGTCCAACCGATTAGCATTGGCTTACGCAACCCGCCTTCGGGCGGATAACGCAGTCCGCAGGGATACGAAACTGGATTTACCGAGGTATTTGAGAATCCCGCACAAGCATCGTAAACAGTTTGCGTATCAAAACCGGAGTCAATGCCTACGTCCATGTCGTGAACGCCAAGTTCTACTTGGATGCGGCGAAGTGCAGCGAAATCGTCAGCGTGACCTGCGGCCACTAGGCGGCTATTGCCTCCCTGCCATTCGCGGCAGACCCACCAGAAATACGGAGCCGCAGCTTGAACATCTGCCGTGAGGTATCTCCTAGCCTCGTTTAGTGGAGCATCCGAGATTACTTCAACGCGATCCACGGTGCCGTCTTGGTTTTCCCAAGGCTCGGCTAACATTCCGTTGATAAATCCCTGCAGTCCCATCATCGACTGCTTGGCTTCCAAGAACGCTACAGCCAAATGCCCCCAAGTACATTTGCGGTCTGGGCTGTAAAGCGAAGACAGGTGATACGAACGAATGGACGGTAACGCATTCGGATTTTCTGCGATCCATTTACCGTGACGCAAGGCAGCTACCTTTTGTGCGTCCGAAATCTTTCCCTTACAAAGCTGGCATTCGTAAAAAGCAGACGAGCGAACCGCAGCCCAGTCGTATTTGCCGTCTTCGGTTTTGACTCCGTCCCATTTGATTTGTCGCCATTCAAGCCGAATCAACTCGCGGCAGTGTGGGCAGGGTATGTAGTAACGACGCTGGTCTCCGCGCAGGTATCTTTGCCAAATACGGTTTTCCGTAGTTGTCGGTGTAGATGTGAAGAACGCCTTTGAACTAGAAAACGCTTTGAGTCGCTGTTCTGCTAAATCCAAAGCGTCGGCTTCTTTAGAAGTTGCATCCGCAAACTTGTCGATCTCGTCTCCAACGAGAACTCGCACCGGACGGGAAGACAGATTTGCGGGGCTATTTGATCCGATGAATGTCAGCGTCGATTTGTCAAAGTGCTGTTCCAGATTGGTGAGCTTGTCTTTGTCCAACGGAAAGTGGGCAACCATCGTAGGGCTATCCTCAAGAAACGGAAGCCAACGAGATTTAGAAAACGATCGGGCAAGACTTTCGGTCGGCATCAGCCACAAAGCGGGTGATGGCTCGTTGTCGATTAGCCAAGCGAGACCGGCCATGAGCGTGGTCGTTTTGCTGGTTTGCGATCCCCAACAAAGTGTAAGTTCCGATACGCCAGGATCTTTCCATGCCTCCAGTGGTTCACGCACATACGGACGGACCGAAGTAGAATATGGACCGGGATGCTCGGTCTGGCGTTGAGTCAACTTTAGGTTTGCCTCTGCCCATTCAACGACTGTTTGCTTGGGTGTTGGCCGGTAAAGACCGCGACGCAATTCAAGCAACGAAAGCTGTAGATCGGAAAGCGTCATTTGCGTCTGCGTTTCAAACACATTCCGTACTCGTTGTTTTGCTTTTGAACAACCAGATCTGGCTTCCGTATCAACTTGTGTTTCTTGAACGGAGTATAGTCAACGTGATGGTGCCAGCGACCGAATTTAAACTTTACCTCTGCAACATCTGGATGTTCACGCACAAGCATTTGTGATTTGTCCATTGTGCCATGCTTGTAAAGTTCGTCTGTATTTCCGCCCTTGATTGTTTGCGTGCGAAGTTTGCCCTGCAAAAACGCATTGAACTGAATTGTACACCATCCCGCTTTTAGCATATCCAGCGACATAATGGTGTCTTCATTGTATCTTCCTCTCCATCTAAACGGAACATCGTTGCGTATTAAATTACAGGAATAAATGCGCGTATTTGTAATGAACGCAGGTATTGCAGACGCACCAAACGCAAACATTGCATAGTTTGGTCCAGCCATCGCAACGTTTGTATAGCGTAACACAAAGTCTTCCATTGCTTTCCAAATAGAAGGCGATGTGGTTTCTATGCGTACATTTTTGGTCATGCGATAAAATGCCTTAATGTTATCGTCCATGATCCAATGCCACTTGTGTCCTTGAGACACAGAATGGTCCCAAATAAAATTACGAGCAGGTCCAGATCCAGTGCTTTTGCTTAAACCATGAGCGTCGCAAAGTTGGTATTTTCCTTTGTATGACATGTCCAACTCAATCACGTTGGTTAACAATCCCATTTTCTGAACCGCAGCTTTGTATAGAGCAACTTCCTGGGGTTCTACGACGATATTGTGCTGAACGCCCATTGCCGTGAGGGCTTTGGACGTAATCATGTATTCGTGCCTTCCCTTGCTGGGAATGTACAAAGGAAACTGCGGCTTCATTTCTTC